CTTTCACTACAACATTAACAACAAAACTTATTTATCACCACAATCATTTGGTAGACCAGACCCTATTGTAGAGTTTGCGGATAAACTAAAAAGAATGGGAGATAAAGAAGATTGGAAAGCAGCGAAAGCTATGGAGCCAAAACTTCGTACTTTTGTACCTGTTGTTGTGAGAGGTGAAGAAGGTGAAGGAGTTCGTTTTTGGGGATTCGGTAAAACAGTATATCAAGAAATTCTTGGATACATTGCTGACCCAGATTACGGAGATATCACAGACCCAACTAGTGGTAGAGATTTAACAATCGAGTACAAATCAGCAGAAGAAGCTGGAACTACTTATCCAACTACTACTATTAGAGTTAAACCAAATGCATCTGCAGTAACTGAAGATGAAGCGAAAGTAACTCAATTCTTGGAATCACAAACTGAAATTACAGATTTATATTCTGAATTATCTTATGATGAATTAAAATCAGTATTAGAAGGATGGTTAAATCCAAGTGGTGAGGGTGAGAAGGAAACTGTATCTCAAAGTACTTTATCTCAAAGTACTCCATCTCAACCAACACAAACTGCACCAACTACAACTGAATCAGCAAAGAAAACTGATGATGTAGCTGCGGCATTTGATGACTTATTTAACAACTAAAAACCAATTTAATGGCGAAAAAGAAAGCAGTAAAAGAGCTTGACCTGGCTGATATTCTAGCAGGTGAGTTGAACAAACAATCGAAAGATTCCAAAGTAGCATTTTTTCTTAATGATGATGAAGCTCCTACAAATGTAGATGGGTGGATATCAACCGGATGTGCAATGTTGGATGTAGCTGTTTCCAATCGTCCTTATGGTGGTTTGCCTGTTGGTAGAATAACTGAAATCACAGGATTAGAACAATCAGGAAAATCATTAGTATCAGCACACCTCCTTGCGGAAACACAGAAACAAGGTGGTGTTGCTGTTCTTATTGATACAGAAACTGCAGTAAGTAGAGAATTTTTAGAAGCAATCGGTGTTGACGTTTCTAAACTTCTTTATGTAACCGCAGATTCGGTTGAACAAATCTTTGATTTCACAGAAACTATCATTGAGAAAGTTAGAGAAACTTCGAAAGATAAAATAGTAACAATAGTAGTAGATTCAGTTGCGGCTGCTTCTACAACTAATGAATTAGCATCCGATTATAAGAAAGATGGATATGCTACTGATAAAGCTATTATTATCTCGAAGGCGATGAGAAAGATTACCAATATGATTGGTAGACAGAAAATCTCATTAGTATTCACTAACCAATTAAGACAGAAGATGAATGCTATGTTCGGAGACCCTTGGACTACAAGTGGTGGTAAAGCTCTTGCTTTTCACGCATCTGTAAGATTAAGGTTGAAGAATATGGGACAAATCAAGATGAAGGTAAATGGTAAGGATAAGACAGTGGGAATGAAAGTTCGTTGTCAAGTAGTAAAAAACAGAATGGGACCTCCTTTGAGAGCAGCCGATTTTGAAATCTACTTTGACAGAGGGATTGATAACTATGGTTCATGGTTATCTGTTATGAAAGAAAACAAACTAGTAAAACAAGCAGGTGCATGGTATGCATACGTTGATACTGAAACTGGTGAAGAATTCAAATTTCAATCAAAAGATTTTATTCCTTTGATGGGTACGAATACTGAACTCAGAGAACAAATTTATAAAAAGATATGCGAAGAAACAATCTTACAATATAAATCTGATACTTTAGATATTGATGCTATGGAAATAGATACGAAAGGACCTGGAATTAACGAGTAAAAACAAAAATCAATATGAGTAAATTAGTTACAATGTTGAGATTAAGTGCTGAAGCTGATAAAGCTAAAGCACTTTTATCTCTTGACTTATTGGAAAATAAGGCAGTTGGAATTGGTGACCATTCTACTGAAGATTTCTACAAAAATGCAGAGGAAGCTCTGATTAAGTTAGTAGATGCTGATGATAGAATAGAAGCATTAGAAAAATACTTTCCTCCAACAAAAGAAGTTATATAATGAAAGAACTCTACAAAAACATTTTAGATTCGGTTGAAACCGATAGAGAAACGAATATCAATAGACACAAGAATTCTCGTGTTTTAATTATTGATGGGTTAAATACATTTATCAGATGTTGGTCATCCATTCCTACAATGAATGAAGATGGTGACCATGTTGGTGGTGCAACTGGTGTTCTCAAATCGATTGGATATGCAATTAGACAAACTCAACCAACTCGTGTTGTTGTAGTGTTCGATGGGAAAGGTGGTTCTACACAAAGAAAGAAGAAATTTAGTGGATATAAAGCTCAAAGAGATTCTAACAAACTCAGAGTAAATCGTGCATATAAAGGTATGATGAATGATGAGGATGAAAGAGAATCTATGAAAAGACAATACGTTTGGTTAAACGAAATGTTAGATGGGTTACCTCTTACAACTATGATATACGATGGTGTTGAAGCCGATGATATCATGGCTTATATATCCACTAAAATTCTCAAGGAAGATGAACAAGCGGTAGTAATGTCAACAGATAAGGATTTCCTTCAACTGATTGATGATACAACTATCGTTTGGTCACCTACCAAAAAGAAAATGTATAATACCAAAATGGTAAAAGAAGAATATGGTATCGAATCCAAGAATCTTTTATTGTATAGAGTATTGGATGGTGATAAATCCGATAACATACCTGGTGTTTATGGGTGTGGGATTAAGACCGTAGTAAAAAGATTTCCTGAAATAACAGAAGATAAGAAATTATCAGTAGATGATTTATTAGAACTTGCTGAGAAAAAATCAGAGGAAACAAAAGGAAAAATAAAAATATACAATGATATTTTAAAATCCAAAAGACAAATCTTACTTAATGAAGATTTGATGCAACTACATGATGTTGATATTAGTGGTACTATAAAGATGAAAACTTTAGATAGGTTTAACGAGCCAATCACTCCACTAAATAAAATGGATTTTATGAAAATTCTACTAAAATACAAAGTAATCGGAAACTTTGGAGATATCAATGATTGGTTAAAAACCACTTTTGGTAATTTAATAACAGAATAATTAGGATATTAAAAATAAATTTCGTATATTTGTATAAGTTTTAAAAAGAGTCAATGGCAGAACAAATAGATACATTATCAAAATTCGGACAATCATTTCAATCGAAGGTATTATCCGCATTATTGACCGATGGTAAATTTCTTGATACAATTAGTGAAATAACAACTGCAAAGTTCTTTGAGAACGATGCAAATAAATGGATTGTATCTGAAATACTAAATTATCATTCGGAGTATAAAAAACCACCAACATTAGATGTATTCAAAGCTCAACTATCAAAGGTTGATAATGAAATATTAAAGAAAACAACAGTAGAACAACTAAGACACGTTTTTACAAATGTTGGTAATGTAGATTTAGATTATATAAAAGATGAATTCAAAAGCTTTTGTATTAATCAAAATTTAAAAGGAGTAATCTTACAATCAGTTGATTTGTTACAAGCTGGTTCGTATGATAGAATAAAAGAATTAGTAGATTCGGCTATGAAAGTTGGTAATGAAACCAATTTAGGATTAAATTATATCGAAGATTTTGATTTAAGAGCCGAGGAAATAAATAGAACAACAGTTCCAACTAAATGGGAGCCAATTAATGCACTGATGGATGGTGGATTAGGACCTGGTGAACTTGGAGTAGTTGTAGCACCTTCGGGTGTAGGAAAAACATGGATTCTCACCGCAATAGGTGCAGAAGCTGTTCGGAGAGGTTTGAGTGTAGTACATTACACAATGGAATTATCAGAGCACTACGTTGGTGCTAGATATGATACTGTGTTTACTGGCATTCCTTCCACCGATTTGAAGGAAAAGAAAGATGAGGTCAAAGCAAAAATCACGAATCTTAATGGGAAATTATTGATAAAATATTTTCCTCCAAAGGGTGTTTCAGTAAAAAGGTTACAGCAACATATTGAGAAAATGGTTACGTTAGATAACAAACCCGATGTTATCATTGTGGATTATGCTGACCTCTTACTCTCCCACTCTAATAAGTCAGACTCTACTTATGCAGAGCAAGGAGGGGTATATATTGACCTTCGTGGAATGAGTGGCGAATTGGAAATACCAATTTGGACTGCATCTCAAACTAACCGTTCAGCAATTGATTCCGAAGTTATTGAAGCAGATAAGATTGCAGATTCTTATGCTAAAGTAATGAATGCCGATTTTATTATGAGTGTTAGTAGAAAATCAAAAGATAAATTGAATGATACTGCAAGAGCTCATATTATGAAAAACAGATTCGGACCAGATGGAATTACTTTCCCTATGAAAATGAATACAAACACAGGTTACATGGAAGTTTATGATGGAACATCACCTGATGGGGTAATTGCAACAAAACAATCTGCAAGTGGACAATTAGAAACTAAAAAACTCCTACATAAAAAGTATGTAGAAAATATGGGATAGTATGGGAGTATTAAAATGGAAAGACCCTTGGCAAAGAGATTATACAGAACTTAATGTTTTATATGATACTGGATTCTGTAATAGAATATTTCATTGGGAAATTGCAAGTCATTTAAATCGTGAGTTCTATAATAATGAGTTTACCATAGCAGTTGAAGAATCTCAATGGCCAGAATTAGATGAACTAATTAATTTACCAAATACCATAGTAATACCAAAAGAAGAAGAAATCAGATATTTTAATAACTTAAATGATATACAAATTAAAGATTGGGAAACTTTAGGTAAGGCGTTTACAAATGATATACCATTAGATTCAGAAAAAAATTATGTATCTAAATTTAGTTTTACTGATTTGGGATATTTCTTTGAACATAGAGGAGAACTAGTTGATTTAGAAATAAGACCATTGCAGTATATTAAACTAAAAGATGAGAATATTCAGACAATAATTGAAGATTCGGTATCTGATTTAGTTGGTGTTCATATGAGAAGAGGCAGAGGAGTTAAGATTCCAGAAACTTTGTACACTAATAGTGAGTATTCTGATTATATTAAATTTAGAGAAGAACAAGGGGCAATTGAAAATTCAATATTTACATATCATAGAGATGAAGAATACTTTGAATTATTTGATTCTATTTTAGAAATTAATCCAAATCAAAAATTTTATCTATCATATGATGTACCAGAAAAGTATATGAAAAATGTTTTAGATAAGTACCGAGATGTTTTGGTTACGAAAGAGGATTTGAGAAAAAAATTAGATTTAACTGGCTTTAAAAAAAGTAAAAAAATGCATATTGATAATATGATTGATTTATTTGGGTTATCGAATACTATGTATCTAATTGCATATCCTGTTTCCACTTGGAGTGTATTTTCACATGAATATAAAAATAAAAAAAGAAATTTTATACATGATGAGTTAGGGTGGATATTATCGAGATACGAGAGACTCTTAAAATAAATAATGTATCAAAAAAATTATAACAGACAAATATAAAAAAATAGTTATGTGTAATAATGGAAAATTTAAAAAATAATATTAAAATCATTTCGTTTTTCAATATATACTATAATTATAAACACGACCAAATGATTGGTCACTTCAAAACAATTAATAATTAAATATTTTATGGCAAATTCACAAGAATTATTTGAACAGATTAAAGATTTATTCGTTCAATTCGAAACAGAACACAATGGTGGTTCTAAAGCAGCTAAATCAAGAGCAAGAAAAGCAATTGGTGAAGTTAAAAAATTAGTAACAGATTATAGAAAAGCTTCAGTAGAAGAATCAAAATAATTAAATTACTATGAGCAAACTATTTCAAGAAAGAATTCCATTCAAACCATTCGAATATCCAACTTACTATACAGAAGGTTGGTTGAAACAAGCACAAGCATTTTGGTTACACACAGAAATCCCAATGCAAGGTGATGTTAAGGATTGGAATGAGAGATTAACTCCAGCTGAGAAAAACTTAGTTGGTAACATTCTTTTGGGGTTTGCTCAAACTGAATGTGCAGTTTCCGATTATTGGACTAATATGGTTACCGATTGGTTTCCTAAACATGAGATAAGACAGATGGCTATGATGTTTGGTTCACAAGAAACAATTCATGCAACTGCATATTCATACTTAAATGAAACATTAGGATTAGATGACTTCTCAGCGTTTCTGCACGAACCTGCAGTTGCTGAGAAGTTTGAACTCCTTACTGCAACATCCAATGAATGGAAACATACAGATTTGGCAACAAATCCACAAGCAAGAAAAGAAGTTGGTAGAAGTTTAGCAATCTTCTCTGCATTTAGTGAAGGGGTATCCCTATACTCTTCATTTGCAGTGTTGTACTCATTCCAAATGAGAAATATGCTAAAAGGGATTGGGCAACAAATGAAATGGAGTGTAAGAGATGAATCTCTACATTCTAAAATGGGTTGCCAATTGTTCAGAGATATGTGTAATGAATATCCTACGTTATTAGAAGAGTGTAAAGAATCAATTGAAGAAGCTTCAAAATTAATTGTTCAGTTAGAAACAAACTTTATTGATATGATATTTGAACAAGGTGATTTAGAAAACCTTGAGAAAGAAGATTTGAAAGAGTTTATTAAAGCTAGAACAAATACAAAATTACAAGAATTAGGATATGACTCCATTCATGAATTCGATAAAACGAAGGCTGAAAAGTTAGAATGGTTCTATCACCTAACAGGTGGATTAACCCATACTGATTTCTTTGCCGTTAGACCTACTGATTATAGTAAGGCAAACGAAGGTGAAGATTGGGGAGATTTATTTTAAAATACAAATATATGAAAACATTTAACGAATTAGAAATAAGCGTAAGAAATTGGGCAATAGAAAAGGGTATAGATAAGCCAGAAAATGCACCAAAACAAATGCTAAAAGTGATGGAAGAAGTAGGTGAAACTGCTGGGGCACTTTTAAAAAATAATGAAGCAGAATTAAAAGATGGGATAGGTGATTCATTTGTAACTCTTATCATACTTTGTCAGCAATTAGGTTATTCCCCAACAGAATGTTTACAATTAGCATACAACGAAATAGAAAATAGAAAAGGTAAAACAGTTAACGGAGTGTTCGTTAAAGAAGAAAATTTATAAAAATGGCAAAAACAAATTACGGAGCAGATTTAGGTTGGGAACTTGATGTAGATTTCCCATCATGGGCAAATACAGAGATATATGTTAAAACTATATCTAAAGGATATTTGTTAGAAGGTGAAAAACCAAAAGATGCTTATTGGAGAGTTGCAACACGAGTTGCTCAAAGATTAGATAAACCACAATTGGCAACTAAATTCTTCGATTATATTTGGAAAGGTTGGTTAAACTTAGCAACACCAGTTCTTTCAAATACTGGTACTGATAGAGGATTACCTATATCTTGTTTTGGTATAGATGTTGCTGATTCCATATATGATATCGGAAATAAGAACTTAGAATTAATGTTACTTGCAAAACATGGTGGTGGTGTTGGTATTGGTATCAACCAAATCAGACCTGCAGGAGCTAAGATTACAGGTAATGGAACAAGTGATGGTGTAGTACCATTTGCTAAAATATACGATTCTACAATCCTTGCCACAAACCAAGGTTCAGTACGAAGAGGAGCAGCATCTGTTAACCTTAATATTGACCACAAGGATTTCGATGAGTGGATTGAAATCAGAGAACCAAAGGGAGATGTAAATAGACAATCACTAAATCTACACCAATGTGCAGTTGTAGGTGATAAGTTTATGAGAAAACTTCAAGATGGAGATGAAACTGCAAGAAGAAAGTGGGGAAAATTACTACAAAAAAGAAAAGCAACTGGTGAACCATACATCATGTACAAAGGAAATGTTAATAAAGCAAATCCTGAAATGTACAAAAAAAATGGATTAAAAGTTCATATGACAAACATATGTTCTGAGATTACATTACATACAGATGAGAACCATTCTTTTGTTTGTTGTTTATCATCAGTAAATCTATCTAAATACAATGAGTGGAGAGATACTGATTTGGTTTATACTGCAACTTGGTTCTTAGATGGAGTACTTTCTGAATTTATCCAAAAGGCTAAAAACATGAGAGGATTTGAAAATTCTGTTGCATCTGCTGAAAAAGGTAGAGCATTAGGATTGGGAGTTTTAGGATGGCACACTTACCTACAACAAAATGGTATTCCATTTGAAGGTATGGAAGCTCAATTTGAAACTCGTAAGATTTTTTCTCAGTTAAAGATAGAATCAGAAAGAGCATCAAGAGATATGGCAACCGAATATGGTGAACCTCTATGGTGTAGAGAAAGTGGATTTAGAAATACTCACTTAAGAGCAGTTGCTCCAACAGTTAGTAACTCTAAATTAGCTGGAAATGTATCTGCTGGTATCGAACCTTGGGCTGCAAATGTATTCACCGAACAAACTGCAAAAGGAACGTTCATTAGAAAAAACAATGAGTTAGTAAAGGTTCTAAGAAAAGCAGGTATCAATAATAAAGATACTTGGGATAAGATTATGGAAGATGGTGGTTCGGTACAAGATATCAAAGAACTTGATAAGTGGTGTTACTTAGAAGGTAAAATGGTACTTTGTGAAGAAATTACTAACGGAGATAGAGATAAAGTTTATCCTGTCAAGGATGTGTTCAGAACATTCAAAGAAATAAATCAAATGGATTTGGTTAAACAAGCTGGTATTAGACAACAGTATATTGACCAAGGAGTTTCATTAAATTTAGCATTCCCTTCCATTGCATCACCGAAATGGATTAACCAAGTAACTATGGAAGCTTGGAAACAAGGAATTAAAAC